ATGCTGAATTGGCGACGGCCCTTCGAGGGCCGGCGGAGTATCGCTGCGCCTGAGGTCAAGGTCAGCAGGGCCGGTTCGCTGATCGCCCTGACCAGCGCCGGCCGCCCGCGATGGACACCCAGAGATTATGCGAACCTGGCGACGGAAGGTTTCGCCCGCAACGCCGTCGCGTACCGCTGCGTCCGGATGGTCGCGGAAGCGGCGGCTTCGACACCTCTGACCGTGTTCATAGAAGGGGTCCGCCGTGAGGATCATCCGCTGGCTCTGCTGCTGGCCCAGCCGAACCCCGAGCAGTCGGGAACGGAGTGGCTGGAAGCGCTGTATGGCGCGCTCCAGACGGCGGGGAACGCCTATGCGGAGGCCATCGGCGACGAGCAGCCGGTGGAGCTTTGGACCCTCCGGCCCGATCGCGTGAAGGTGGTGCCCGGCCGGGCCGGCTGGCCGGAAGCCTATGAGTACTCCGTCGACGGCCGCTCGTTGCGGATCGGGCGGCGACCCGACGGATGGATGCCGGTGATGCAGCTGAAGCTCTTTCACCCGACCGATGACCACTACGGCTTTTCGCCCCTGGAGGCGGCGGCGTCGGCTATCGACGTGCACAACGCCTCGAGCGCCTGGAACAAGGCGTTGCTGGACAATTCGGCGCGGCCGAGCGGAGCGCTGGTCTACGGCGCCAAGGACGGCGAACGGCTGACTGTCGAGCAGTTCGAGACGCTGCGATCACAGATCGAGGATGCGCACGGGGGCTCGATGAACGCTGGCCGGCCGATGATCCTCGAGGGCGGCCTGGACTGGAAGCCGATGAGCTGGACGCCCGCGGACATGGATTTCATCGCTGGAAAACACGCCGCCGCCCGCGAGATCGCCCTGGCGTTCGGCGTGGCGCCGCAACTGTTGGGGATCCCCGGCGACGCGACCTATTCGAACTATCGGGAGGCGAACGCCGCCTTCTGGCGCGGCACAGTCGCGCCTTTGGTGAGAAAGACCGCCGCCGCACTGACCGGTTGGCTGGGAAGCCGGTTCGCCCACGCGAGAATCGAGGCCGACCTTGACGCGGTGCCTGCGCTTCAGCCGGAACGGGATGCGCTGTGGGCGCGCGTAGAGGCGGCCAGCTTCCTGACGAACGAGGAACGGCGCCGCATGGCTGGAGTGGGGGCATGATGGAGCTAATGCGGAAGGTTCCGGTGGCGGTGATCGCGGCGCTGGCGCTGCAGACGGCGGGGGCGCTGGTTTGGGCCGGCGGCGCGGCGGCGCGGATATCGGTGCTGGAGGACCGCGTCGGAGAACACCGGCAGGTCGCGGAGCGGCTGGCCCGGCTGGAAGAGCAGAGCAAGGCCACCCGGGCGGCCGTTGAACGTATGGAGATGCGTTTGGAGCGCGGCCGATGACGGCATCAACAGCCCGGGCCAGCCCGGCGGTCAGTGATGGCCTGCAAGTGATGACCGGAGGGCTGCCGATCGAGGGCTACGCATCGCTGTGGGGCGTGGCGGATCTCAACGGCGATGTGGTCGCCAAGGGCGCCTTCGAGCGCAGTCTCGTCCCCTCCGGCGCCGGCGGCGTGAGGATGTTGCACCAGCATGAAGGTCGGGCGCCCATCGGCGTCTGGGACGAGATGCGCGAGGATGACAGGGGACTGCGGGTGAGCGGGCGGATCATGGACTGGTCCGCCGAGGCGCGGTTTGCCCAGGCGCTGGGCCGGGCCGGAGCGCTGAACGGCCTGTCGATCGGGTTTCGCAGCCAGCGGGCGCGGCGCGACGGGCGCTTGAGAGTGCTGGTCGAGGTCGAGCTATGGGAAGTCTCGCTCGTGACGTTTCCGATGCTGCCGGGAGCCCGGTTCAGCGTGACCCCGACCCCCGCAGGCCAAGCCCCTCGTGACGGACGTCAGGGGCTTTGGCGATCCGCGAGCTGAGCGATTTCGCTCTGTGGCGCAACGCGAGACACGCGAACGTCGCACGTCCGGAAGATCGCGGCGTGGCTGCGGATGTCGAGGTGTGCACGATCACCGATACAGACGTCGGAGCCCTCCAGGCCCCGCGCCCGAAGCCCTATACTCGCCTCCTCGGTGACGTCGAGGCATGCGGCGGGGCCGGTCAACAGAAGGGCCTCGCCGGTGCGGGCCCTGACGTAGGCGCCTTCACCCGGCTGGAATTTTATCAGACGGGTCTCAGTCGGGGAAAAGCAGCGGCGCGCCGAAGTCGCGCCGCTGAATGACCGATCCGCTCCCGCCGGGACGCATCCGGCGAGGATCAGGACGGTTGCGAGTGTTCCAACCAGGCGCATGATCGCATTCCTTAAGGTTGAGCCCCAAGAGAGCGTCACATGCGATCGCAGAAGGGTCAAGCGTGACGCCGGCAGCCGGGGGAGGGCTGTCGTAGCGGCCCTGAAACCCTGGCGGCGGGTGGAGAGCGGCGCTGACGCGGTCGCCGCAACCGAGATCAAGCCATCAAGGGGGCTGCTCAAATCCCCGAACGCCACCGCAACCCGCGGTTCCTGAAAACCGGAGACACCATGAAAGAGACCAAGACGGCCTCGGGCACCCCCGAGGCGCGCGCCGCCATGCATGAAATGATGGCGGCGTTCGAGGCGTTCAAAGGGGCCAATGACGCCCGGCTGGACGAGATCGAGCGCAAGGCTTCGGCCGACACGCTGCTGGAGGAGAAGGTCGCGCGGATAGACCAGGCGGTGAGCAGCGCCCAGGCGCGGCTGGACCGGGTGGTCAGCGAGGGAAGGCGACCGGCGATCGATTCCGGAGCCGGCGGCCTCTCGACCACTTCGCTGCGCCCGTCGCCGTTTCATGGGGAGGAGAAGGCGGCGTTCGACGGCTATCTGAAGAGCGGGCAGTCGTTGGGGCTGGAGTTGAAGGCCGGCCTGTCCTCGGCGTCGAACTCGGCCGGCTATGTGGTGCCGGAGCAGACCGAGCGGGCTATCGAGCGACGGCTGATGGCGGGGTCGCCGATGCGCGAGATCGCCAGTGTGCGCACCGTGGGCTCCGGCGTGTTCCGCAAGCCGGTCTCGACGGCGGGCCTGGCCGCCGGCTGGGTGGCCGAGACCGCGCCGCGGCCGGAGACCGACCCGGCGACCCTGGCCTTACTGGAGTTCCCGTCGGCCGATCTGTACGCCAGCCCGGCCGCCACCCAAAGCCTGCTGGACGACGCCCTGATCGACCTCGATGAATGGCTGGCTTCGGAGGTCGAGGACGCGTTCGCGGCGCAGGAGACCACAGCCTTCGTCACCGGCGACGGCGTCAACAAGCCCAAGGGGTTCCTGAGCTACGACATCGTGGCCGAGGCGAACCATGCATGGGGCGAGATCGGCTATGTCGCCTCGGGCGCGGCGGGCGCGTTCGCGCCGTCCAGCCCGACTGACCGGTTGATCGACCTGGTCTATGCCCCGAAGGCCCGATACCGGCCGAATGGCCGCTTTGTGATGAACCGCAAGACGGTCTCGGCCGTGCGCAAGTTCAAGGACAGCGACGGGGGCTACATCTGGCAGCCGGCGCAGCGGCCGGGCGAAACCGCCAGCCTGCTCGGCTATGCGGTGACCGAGATCGAGACCATGCCGGACATCGGCGCGGACGCGGCGGCTATCGCTTTCGGTGATTTCCAGCGCGGCTATCTGATCGTCGACCGGGCCGGGGTGCGGGTGCTGCGGGATCCCTACTCCGCCAAGCCCTATGTCCTGTTCTACACCACCAAGCGGGTCGGCGGCGGCGTGCAGAATTTCGACGCCATCAAGGTGATGAAGTTCGCGGCGACGTAGCCGCCGAGGCAACAGGCAACAGACAACAGGCAGCAGTGGCGGCGGCGGGATCAGACCTGCTGCCTGTTCACTGAGGCCTGTTGCCTTCTCTTCCAGACAATCGAGGTTTCCCATGACCGCACCGGTGTCCCTCGCCGAGGCGAAGCTGTTCCTGCGCGTCGAGCACGACGCCGAGGATGCCCTGATCCAGACCCTGATCGATGCGGCCCGGGCGAGGGTCGAGAGTGACGCCGGGCTGAGCCTGGACGCCACGTCGCCGGCGCCTCTGCGGCTGGCGGTCCTGATGCTGGTGCTGCGCGCCTACGAACGCGGCGACCGCGACATGAGCCTCCAGCCGGTCGAGGCGTGGATCGCACCCTATCGCGTGGTGCGGTTGTGAGGGTGTTGGCCGGTCTGTTCGAGGGTCTGGAGAGCCAGACCCCTTACGGGGGCCGGGCGGTGAGCTGGGAGCCGGTCGGATCGGCGTGGCTGAAGCCGGGGCCGCAAAGGCGACGCGACAAGAGCGAACCGGGCGGCGTCCGCCTGGTCGAAATGATGACGGCGGAGACGCGCGCGGACACCCGGCTGACGACGGGGCGAGTACTGAGGTTCGGCGGAGCCGACTGGCGGATCCGCTCATCCGAGACCGTCGGCGGGCAGGCCCTCCTGAATCTGGAGCGGATTTCATGAGCCACGAACTGGCGTTGCAGAAAGCCTTGATCGCGCATTTGACCGGGGATCCAGCCGTAGCCGTCCTGCTGGGCGCTCCGCCGAGAATCTGGGATGCGCCGCCGCGCCAGCCGGTTCTTCCGTATCTCCGGGTCGGGCGTTCCGAGAGCCGTCCCGTGGCGGCGGATGGAGGCGGTGTCGAGCACGCCCTCACCCTGACAGTGGTTTCGCAGTTTCGGGGAACCGAGGAAGCCAAGGCGGTCCTGGCTGCACTGCGGTTGAGCCTCAGCGAGGTGGAGTTGACGGCTGACGGCGTCCGGACAGTGAGCCTGAGGCTGACGTTCGCAGACGTCTATCCGGCCCCTGACGGGGTCAGAACATTTGCGGTGCTGCGGGTGCGCGCCGTGACCGAGGAGGACTGAAATGGCGGCGCAACGCGGCAAGGACATCCTGTTGAAGGTCGAGAGCGCGCCTGGCGTGTTCACGACCGTCGCCGGCCTGAGGGCGCGAACCATATCGCTCAACGCCCGATCGGTGGACGCGACCGACGGCGACAGCGCCGGGCGGTGGCGGGAGCTGTTGGCCGGCGCGGGTGTGAAGTCGGCCGCGGTGGCGGGGCAAGGCATATTCCGTGACGCGGCCTCCGATGCGCTGATCCGCGAGGCATTCTTTGACCAGGCGGCCCGTACGTGGCGGCTGATCGTGCCGGACTTCGGAACGCTTGAGGGGCCGTTCCTCGTCGCCGCCCTGGAGTACGCCGGCGAGCACGAAGGCGAGGCGACCTTCGCCATCAGCCTGGCCAGCGCGGGCGAAGTGATTTTCGGCGCGGTCTGATGGGAGCGAACGGAGCGAGGGGCGAAGTCGTGGTTTCGCTGGCGGGGACGGAGCGCCGCCTGTGTCTGACTCTCGGGGCGCTGGCCGAGATGGAAACGGCGCTGGGCTGTGACGGGTTGTCAGGGCTGGCGGAGCGGATGCGGGCGCTGTCCGCGCGTGACCTGATGGCAGTTCTGGCCGCGCTGTTGCGAGGCGGCGGCGAGCCGGCGCTGGCCAGCGCTCTGGCCGGCGCCGCGGTCGATCCGCGGGAAGCGGCGGAGGCGGTGGCGAAGGCCTTCGCGGCGGCGGCGTGACCACGCCCTGGGGTGTGATGCTGCGCGGTGCGGCGCGCGCCGGCGTATCGCCCGCGGAGTTCTGGCGCCTGTCCCTGAAGGAATGGCGGCTGTTGATGGAAGCGCCTGTCGAAGGCCTGCCTCTGGCAAGGCGCGAATTGGAGCGAATGGCGGAGGCGTGGCCGGATGACTGATGATCTGGAACGGGACGGCATTGATTCCGTGCCGAGGCGTGCGGCCGAGGCGGCCGCGGCGCTGGAGGCGCTGAAGGAGCCGGCGGAGAAGGCGGCGGCTTCGATCGAAAACGCGTTCGACCGGGCCGGCGCCAGCCTGACGCGGTCCTTGGCGCGGGCGGCCGCAGATGGAGAAGTCTCGCTGGCCGAACTGGCGCAGGCGTTGCTCGCGGCGGTCAACGCGGCGGGCGGTGGCGCCGGGGGGCTCTCCGCCGCTATCGCGCAGGCGGTGGGGTCGGTGTTCTCGGGCGCCCGGGCGGACGGCGGAGCGGTGAACGCCGGCGGCGCGTATCTGGTCGGCGAACGCGGACCCGAGATCTTTCGACCCTCCGGGTCCGGCATGGTCGAACCCCTCGCGACGCAGGGGGTGACTGTCAATGTGCAGGTCGATGGCGGCGCCACGGCCTTGCTCAGGTCGGAGGCGCAGATCGCACAGGCGCTGGCGCGGGCCGTCTCGCTCGGCGCTCGCCGGCTCTAGGAAGGGCCGGAGGGCCCCCCTGAATCTTCGGAGATGATCGATGGCCTTTCACGAGGTGGCTCTGCCCGCGCGCCTGGCGTTCGGGTCGACCGGCGGCGTCGAGCGACGCACAGAGATCGTGACGCTGGCGTCCGGGTTCGAGCGGCGTTCGACGCCCTAGGCGCACGGTCGAAGGCGATACCTGGTCGGTGCGAACCTGAGGTCGCTGGATGACATTGCGGCGCTGACGGCCTTCTTTGAGGCGCGGTGCGGGCAACTATACGGATTTCGGTTCCGGGACTTCGCCGACTACAAGTCCTGCGCACCGAGCGGCGCGATCACGCCTCATGACCAGAGCCTCGGCCTGGGCGATGGCCTCCGCACGGACTTCCACCTGTGCAAACGATACGGCGAGGGTGATGGCGCTGCGCATCGTCCGATCAACAAGCCCGTCGAAGGCTCAGTAAGGATCGGCGTTGATGGGTTTGAGCAGAGCTCCGGGACCTTCCAGACCGACCTGGCGACCGGAATCGTCACTTTTCAAGCGCCTCCCCCGGCAGGCGTGGTGGTTTCCGCCGGGTTCGAGTTCGACGTTCCGGTCCGGTTCGACGCCGACCGCATCGACGTAACTCTGGAGAGCTTCGCCGCAGGGAGAATGGCCGCCATTCCCCTGATTGAGGTGAGGATCTGAGATGCGCCACGTTCCGGAAGAACTGGCGGCCCGGATCGAAAGCGGGGCCGCGACCCTGTGCAACGCCTGGCTGCTGAAGCGGCTCGATGGTGTCGTGGCGGGGTTCACCGACCACGATCGCGACCTTGAGGTCGAAGGCGTCACATGCCGGGCTTCCAGCGGCTGGACCGGCGGGGCGGCGGAGAGCGGTGTCGGGCTCGCCCCGGGAGCTGCCGTGGTCGCGGGCGTTCTCGACGACGAGCGGATCACGGACGCCGACATAGGAGAGGGCCTGCTCGATGATGCAGAGGTCGCCCTGTGGCGGGTGGACTGGAGACGACCTGACCTGAAGGTCCGATTGTGGGTCGCGCGGCTCGCACGGGTGCAACGCGACGGCGACGCCTTCATCGCCGAACTGGAAGGCCCGCTCGCCGCGCTGGAGCGGGTCGTCGGCCGAACCTTCGGGCGGGACTGCGATGCGCAGCTCGGGGACGAGCGATGCACGGTCGAACTCGCCAGTTTTCCCGGCGAAAGTTGCGACAAGCGGTGGGCGACGTGCCGCACGAAGTTCAGCAATGGCGCCAATTTCCAGGGCTTTCCGGACATCCCGGGGGACGACTTCCTCACGGCAGTCCCTGTGCAGGGCGGGCGCAACGACGGCCGGAGCCGGCGATGA